ACCCCATTCAGCGAGGTACTTGTTAGCCTTGTCTACATCAAGCTTCCACTTCAATGCTTCCTGTTCTGCAGCGCACTGCATCTTGAAGGTTAAGTAGTTTAGCAGATCCCACTTGTGATTCACATCAGGGTACAGCTTAGATAGTTTGATATCCAAGTCACGCCATAGACGTACATTGATCTTGACATCTTCGTTACAGCGATGGGCATACTCTTCTTTAGTTAAGTTTTCCCAGTCAGTAATCTCAGGCTTCTTAACATTGTAGTACTCACCGTAACCCTCTAGGCCATGCTTAGGTCTAGTGTGATTAATGTACCAAGATACAGCTAGAGTGTCCACTAGCGTAGCACTAACCTTGACACCCAAGATCTTCTCTACGGCAGGTATGTCATACCGTACAATGTTGTGACCAATGAGGATTGTAGCTTCCTCAAAGAAGATACGCATAGCTACATAGTCATGCGTGTGTTGAATCTTACCAAGCTCATCCTCCCAAGATAGTACGTGTATCTTAGTTGGGTCTAGTCCGTCTGTTTCTATGTCAAATACTGTCACTTGTTTTCCTCATCCATTCCGCTACTTTCATTATTTCTTCGTATGTGCCATTACATTTAATATTGTTAGCTTTCCAAGATATGACAAATACATTACCTTTTACGTAACCCTTTTTATTATCAAACCTATCAATAGTTGCGCTATCATCTTTACCTCCTTGTTTTCCCGTAGATCTTTTACCTATAGGTATACCTAAAACTGGGCAAACATCTGGTATAACTATATCAGAGGGTTTTAAGTCAAAGTAAATGTTGTTCTTTTTAGCCCTGTTTCTAGCTGTAGTAGTTAGATACCTCTCATGGTTTTCTTCTGTCCATGTTTTATATTTTAATCTAGTACATTCTTTACAGTAACTTTGAAGTTTGTCCTTATTTTGCGTATGCGAATAAAACTCTTCGTTCTTCTTCTTAGTGTCACAAGATATGCAATGCTTCATATAACTTCTCTCAGTGTGAATGTTTCTGTGTTAAACCTCATCATACCAGCGAAGCCTTCCTCTGAACATGGACGATTCTTCTGCACTGATATATGCGTAGTGTTACGCTCTTCAAGGTCATCTGCTTCTTTATCTCGACTAAGATCAATGATAACTGATGCACGTTGCCCAATCATCTTACAGTACTTAGGGTCGCCATTGTCATTAGTGTGAGCAATAGTAACGATACCTACGTTTAACTCAGCGGATAGTTTAGACAGACGCACTGATAGATCAGCTAACATCTGCTCCTTACCTTCCTCAGATGAACCAGAAACGACATCCTGAATAGGCTCAAAGAAGACAAACTTACAGCCACATGCCTGACTAAAGTAACGTATCTGGTCACACAATGCATCAGCACCCTGACCATCACCTAAGTAGAACTGATAGAAGAGTTCATCCTTAGTGATACGCTCAATGGCACCCATCACTGCATCATCAGCATTCTTCTCTGCAATAAGGTCACGCCGTGTAAGGTTATCACCTAGCTCATACGACACCAGACCAAGTAGTGACCGTAGCTTAGTCTCTTCCAAGTGCCAAGCTGCGAAGGGAACCTTATGCTGTAACATGTTGTACTCTAGGAAGCGCATCACCTCTGTCTTACCAATACCAGTCGGTGCCTTGATGACTGTGAAGTGTCCCTGCATTAAGCCAAGGATCTTGTCATCCAGCGCTTGAATACCTGTAGGGATGTACTGGTGGTCAGGTGTATCTTTGTAGAGTGAGATAAAGTCCTGCGTACTGTTAAGTACATTCTCTGGTGTGTACTTCTTAGCGTTCCACCAAGCAGTCTTAAACTCAGCCCCGGCCTTATTAGTTAAGAACTCATTGGCATCCTTGAACCTGTCATGCGGTACACGATACACCTTGTTAGGGAATAACTTAGCTACCTTGTCAGCTACAGCGTTACCAGCGTCATCATTGTCCACTGATAGGATAATCTTCTCAAAGCTATCAAGCCACTCTGTGCAGTTCTCCCATAGCTTCTTAGAGGGTGTTGCGCTGGGCAGAGACACCACAGGGTTAGTGTAGTTACTCTTAAGCATCTGAGCCACTGACAATGCATCAAGCTCACCCTCAGTGATCGTAACCATCTTAGATGACCCTGCAGTAAACAGATTCATACCAAACAGTTCATCACCCTTGAAGTTATTCTTGGTGTAGAAAACTTTTTCATCTAACTTACGAACCTTAGCACCACCACTAGGGTAAATGTATTCTTGTCGATCAGGATAAGTTAGAACACCGTAGTCTTCCATAGTCTTCTGACTGATACCACGCATTGCAGTGTAACTACCCTTTTGGTTAGTTTCTATCCTTTCGGATATATAATTTACGTTTGATGTCATAGTAGTTCCTTGTGGTACTGGGTATTTCTCTGCAACCCATTGAAATTTCTGATACTTTGAGGGGTAACCTCTTTCACAAGCGTGACACCTACCATACCCTTTAGTATTAAAACTGAATGCATCTGATGATCCACACTCTACATAGGGGCATGGTTGATGCGCTATCTCTTGTGTCATATCTTGTTAGCCTCGTATCTCTCTAGTGCTCTCCTACGTTCTTCATCATTAAACTCTCTAATTAGTTTGTTCTTAGTCAGGAACTTTTTGAGTGTGTCTATCTCTTTCTGTTGTTGCTTTATTTGCCAACGCATATCTTCTATTGTTCCAGCCATACTCATTTCTTAAACATCCTCTTCAATTTTACAACGACAAGGTATAACAGAACTCCGGGAATAAATCCAATGCTCATTAGTATTACTGACAATGCTATTAAGTATGGAATCCATTCCGATAAGCTCATATTACTCTTCCTCTAAGCAAAAGCCACACATATCATTCTGCGCTGGGCCACCACAACTTACACAGGTTCGCCACTTCTCATTTTCTAGACCTCGCTTTACTAACTCAACAAAACCAACGTTAAAGATAGCTGCGAATATCTCAGGGGCACATTCTATTTGTAGTGTAGCACTACCATCACGGTGCTCTTCTACATCTGTTACTTTAATTATATCATTCATCATTCACTCCTATACATGGTAGTAAGATAGACAGCTTACAGTACTTTGGGTATTCGTCATACGTCATAGCTATCAACACAGGTGGCGCAGCTATAAGTAAAGCCACAATAGCTGACGCCTTGATTGCACCGTTAATGTTACCTCTCATTAGTCACTCTCCCTTAATGCTTCCCACGACACAGGAAATAATTTTACCATAGTGCGGTCAATCTCCCATGCTACATCTGCTGTCTCTGCTTGTGTGTCAGGCGCACAGCGAAGCTTACACATATCAGCAAACGCATCCAAGCTACCTGACCAGTACCACTCAGTCATCATAGACTGTGGTAACACCATACGGGCTTGCTCTGGGCATACACCCTTCTCAAGCAACTCTTTATAGTCGTGTAGACAAACTTTGTGACAACTCTCAAGTAATAAATCCATATCCTCATCATACCACTCGCCAGTACTACCTTGCTTCTTATCCTCACTACGTCCACGCCAAGATCTAGGCATGTAAAACTCAGGCTCACTGTCAACATACCTACGGCTAATCTCATTCCAGCTTAGGAACTTATGCTTGACTAGCTATCGAGCTACAAACACAGGTGCCTTGATGTGAAAGCTTGCAAAGCAATGACCGAATGGGCTGATGTGTTTATGATTGGCTAGGTATTGTATAAGCTTCTTATCCCTAGCTTTCATGTGTTGCTTGAAGCTATAAGCATCTGACTCTTCATAGTCCCACTCACTCTCCTTGCCAAAGCTTACTCGTGCAGCATTAACTACAGTCAAGTCATTACCCATACTACCTTTGAAAGTTACTTCAATCATTTGTTCTTGTTCCTCTTATCTAAAGCTGTAGTAGCACCAGCTAATGTATTGACCATGTAAGGTTTAACGCTACTAGGATCTTGGTGACCTGATACCTGCATAATACCAGCAATGTCAACCCCTGCCTCAACCATTTCTGTGATAGCAGTACGCCGTAAATCCATAGCCCGTAGCTCACTAGGTAGATTAGCTTTGGCGAGTATGTCATTGGTAACAATAGATATATCTCCCTTATCGTATGGCACCCAAGCACCTGCTCTAGGCTTAGGCTTAGGGGCAACATAATCCTGGAATCCAAACGCTTCCTTCTGTGACTTGAGCATAGCGCATAAGTTATCACCGATAGGTAGGTGTACACTAGCTCCACGCTTACTCTGTTCTATGTCAAGGCGCTGGGCATCTAGATTAATTGAGTCCCACTTGAGTAAACGCATATCACCTACACGCTGCGCAAAGTCATAGGCCATGTGAATAATCAAGCCAATGCTACGCCAATCAAACTCTGCATAGGCTGTGTTGAGGAACTTAATAACGTGTGCCTCTTCCCATAGAACTTTTCTAGGTTTCTCCTTCTCTCTATCAAGCAATGAGATAGGGTTGATGTATCTGGTTATTTCATGTTGTTTAGCTACACGCCACACAGCAGACAGGTATGTAGCCCGTATGTTAGCTGTACGAGTACCAGACTTAAGCCACTGCTCATATGCCTGTGTAATGTGCTTAAGCTTAATGTTCTCAAAGCGTATCTCACCTAAGCGTCTGCCATCATGCAGTACTGTAGAGACAGCCTTATCAATCTGGTACTCATAATCTTTCTGTGTTGCTGGGCGTAGCTTCAAGAACTTAACGCTATGATAGTAGAAGTCCACGACATCATACAGTGGAGCGCTACCCTTTGGAGCCTTTACCATTTCTTTCTCACTTTCCAGTACACCCAACACTCTAGGCAGTGGTCCCTACCAATCATAAGATCAATAAGGAACACTATGTTATACTTGTTTTGCTTTCGCCATTCGTAGTTTCTCGCGCTGAAAGTCTGATTGTTTGCGCCCCCTAATAGGACGTTTAACAGGACGCTGAGTGCGATCAGGCATCGTTTTAGGTATGGGCCTATCGCTCCAGTCATCACAGGGGTCATCCTTTTCTCCATCATCTTTTTCCATTTATCTCTTTCCAGCTTGATCTAACAAAGAATATGAACGCTGCGATATATACGACACACAATACTATCGGGAGTATAAACATCAGAATAGTGGATACCAAAGGTCACCGTTCTCAATATCCTGGCGAATCTGTTTCTCCTCTTCTGCCATTCTATCTGCGCGTTCAAAGTCTGACATCCATTCTGCATCATCAATGTCCTGCATTAGTTTGTTGTGGTAGTGTGATATTGGCACTACATACTTGTTACCTTGGCTTGTCATAGTATTAGTCTCCTGTTGTATTAGCAATTAACGTAAGGTCTGTGGTTGATATAGAACGATACGCCCATCTCATAGCCATCTGTTTCCCATTCATAAACTGCAGCCAGTGAGTCAGCTACATTCTTGACTAACTCATACTTTTCTACATCAGTCAAGGTTGCCTCGTAACCAAAGTCAACAGGCACAGCAGTTACTATATTCTGCCAGTGCTTGTGTATGTCACTACCACTGTCAGTCTTCTCACCAGTCTTATCATAGCGGTTCTCATAAACAAACACTACTGCATCGTTGTGATTGTATACTTTTACTTCTACTGTTTGATCTTCAATACGCATTGTACTTCCTTCCTATGTTAAACTCTGTGTCC